ACTTCCAGTGAGGTTTATTAATTCCTTCGCTGACTTTAGGTTAAAATATACGTTTGCAGGATTGACATTGACATTAGGATTCTTGGCGTTAACTTCATGTTGCCCAGTGGCAACAAGATTAAGATCAGACATTATTCGCCTCGTTCAGCCTTTTTAATGGCGTCGTATTGTGATTTGGTCATAAGGCGCATACCAAGACGTTTCTTCTCAGCAGCTACTCTGTTAGACGGAACATCGCACTCAACTAAAGGCTCCTCACCGGGTTTAACTTCCATCTGCCGAGCAATATAACCAAACACGGTAGATCCCTTGGTGAACATTCTCTTAGCGATGTACATCTTTGTAATTTTTATTTCTTTTGATTCTGGCATGGTAATATCCTGTGTGATAATTGTTAAGCACCCCTCCGAAGAGGGATGCAAGGGAGCGAAAGATTAAGCAGAAATGGTAACGTCAGTAAGACGAGCAACTCCACGACGATTAAAAATCGCAAAGTTCATATATGCTTTAACACGATATACGTTTTCGTCTTTGGTTTCCATAGCGCCAAGGTCTTCAAAAGAGATACCAGCAGTAGTGGTCTGTGGGTAAATCATTGCCAGACCGACCTTTTTGGTACCATCATCCCAGTTACCGGCATAAATGGAAGAAAGATCGCCACCAACAAGAGCAGCTCCACCAGCAGTCTCAGTGATAGAGAGCCAGTCATTCTGGAAGACAGGGATACCGTTATAGGTAGAAACCTGGATGGTTCTGTCACCAATCTGAACCTCTGCCATTGGTACGCCACCAAGAGTACGATACAATTCACGGAATGTGATCATATCACGACCGTTCATCATAATAAAGTCAACCTGACCGTCTTTGGACTTTACCTTATCAATAAGTGAATCGAGCATAGTGAAAGTAAGAGCGCCACCGGTTACGTACTGCTCAGCATCCACAAGGGATGGGAGAGAGTTCATATTAGGGCTAGCACCATCGCCAGTTGCGATGCCTTCCTGCATGTTACGACCGATTTGCTTTGACTTGGAAGAAACTTCCATAGCAACAACGTCGTTGATGTCAGATCCTGACATTGCGATTTCAAGCTTATTGATCTCAGCATCACCAATACAGGTGGTAGGTTCGAACAGAATCTGCTCTACAATAGAAGCCGCTTTTGCTGTAATAGTTCCGCCAATGGCAAGAAACTGAGCATCGCCCATAGTATCTTCACGATTAACAGAAAGTCCAGATCCAGCAAAACCGATCCAAGGGATAACGCCCCAAGCAGGATTGGTGGTATAAATGTCTTCTACGATACCAGCGATAAGTTCGTCTCTGGTTCTTTTCTTAAACTCTACAAGGGTCATTGTAGTCATTTCATGTCCTCCTTGGACAATAAAAAAGGGGCATACCTCACGTATGCCTTTTGTTAGGCTGTGAAGTATGCCCCTATTCAGGGAAGCGTAGTGACCCTATTCAGGTGCCTCTACTCATAAGTGTATGACCAAGCTCTACCTGTTCAGATACAGCCTGATTTGAATCATTAATAAAGTATACCATATCCTATAGAATAAGTCAAGATAAAAATTCATACTATTGAATTATTATCTCATATATATATGTATAGAATAAGTCTCACTGTGTTAACTTATTGATAGGCAGGCTGATCGTATATATGATATTCATATATCTATATAGAAATAAAAACCGATCAGCCATCAGCATGCTCGAGCACTTACGGATATCCTTATCTGGCTTTTAACGCTGCTGCTATCTTCTCAGTAGACGTCCTGGTATCAGAACCTCCACCAGATCCGCCGTTCTCTCCACCTGATCCACCAGATGCAGTAGCCTTCATTATTGAGTCCTTACCTGCGTAATTGTCAATAATGTGAGTCATGGCCTCGTCAAATTCAGCGAACTCACCCGGTTTCTCTTTCGAGTATATGGGATTCCCTGCTGAATCATTAGCTGATCCATCGGGGTTAAAGTGTTTGCCGAAGGTGGCTTTGGCAATGTCTGGTGGTAATACAGTTCCAGCAATAACCTTGCTAGTTGCGAATTTTGTCCCAGTAGTAGCATCAAATAATTGGTCGTTAAGACTGGACTTTTCAGTGTCCCATTCAGTCTGTTTGACTTCCCACGTCTTATTGATGGCATCTCTCTGGGCCTCCAGATCTGCTTTAGTCTTATCGCCAACGCCTGCCATATCATCAATAGCTTTACGCGCTGTGGAAGCATCCATATCACCAAAAGCCTCCAGTTTCGTATTGGCTTCTCCTAGCTTTTTTCTGCGTTCGTTGCTCTCTGCTGTTAATGACTTTATCTTGTCATTGGCGCCAATGGCGTCTACAGAGATTTCGTTAGAGCCATCCAATACTATTGGGTGACCGTCTTTCATTTCAATCGCTTTTCCGTCTTCTGTCAGTTTGTAATTCATTTGTAGCCTCCTGTGGCTTTAAGGTTGGAACAACTCCCAGGTCATCTGGGTCTGTATGCACATCATAACTTGGTTTTATACTTTTATATGGTTGTAGCTTTATTTTAAATCTTTTGTCTAAAGCCTCTGTGCCCATCTGCCTTGATGATTGCACCCATCCGTCGGTAGCCTCACTTTGACCTATTATATATATCATTATCTACCTATGTTTTTATTAAGCACTTTCATCGTCTTGTCCATCCACTCTTTGGGTGCGTCTTTACTATCTGTACTTGTAATGCCTGTTCCCTTCTCTCCAAATGGATCGTAGTCACGTAACAATAACTTATATAGCATGCCCTCTACATAGTCATCTTTTATTTCTTCTGTGGCATTCTCTATCAAGTGTATGTCTTTTAATGCAATATTCTGTGTACCTGATTTTACTATGTATTCTAGCTCTTTAGCAAATGCTCTATTAGATTTCTGGCCTGCTAGTATATTTAATATGTCTGTATGCATAACTATGTCTTTTGTATTAACAGTCTTTGATATAGTTATACCATCCACTAGAACACCGAAGTTATTAGCTATATCCTCACTAGCTGAATAGCCGCTTAGTGCTGACTCTTGTATATCCACTGCGTCTGACTTTAGTTTCCTGAATGCGCCTGCAAGACTCTTGCCCTCATCACCATCCGTACCACGGTAGAGCTTTATTGAATCGCTGTCCATGAATGTATCCATGTACGCCTGATTAACTGCCCTTAGCTGTATGTAGGCCTTATCAGACATTTTGGTATAGCCTTTAAATGCGTCGTCTGCGTGCTCCATAACTGCAGTTGTGTAGTCGAACTTCTCCATTTGTGACGCCTTCAGCTTCATACCCATAGGCCCTTTACTATTTGCGTTATTCTGCCATGATCCTCCTGGACGTAATGCTGCTGATAGCTCTTTCTTGAACTTTGCACGTCTGGATCTTAAAGCAGCAGGTCCATCTTTGCCTGCGTCTTTAAGCTCTTGAAACATTGCCATGTAATGCTCTTTCTCTTTAACATACGTATCCGTATGCTTCTTATTCAAGAACATGTCTCTTACTTTGCCGGTTAGTACTGTAGTGTCTGTGCTCTTCTTGCTTATTCCTGTCGCATCCTCATACCACTTCATTACCTTAATGTAGCTATCGGACTTAGCTGTCATATTAAGTGCGTCTGTAGCTGTGCCCTTGAACTCGAAATTTGTGTAGAAATTAGCAGTTTTGCCTGGTAATGATCTTAGTTTTATGTCTTTACCGTTTGCCTCTTTAAATATGTCATATAGTAAGCTCGCACCTGGAGATGTCTTGCCATCAAAGTCGCCTATAGATCCAAGGGTCTCCACTATTATCTTACCATTCCTCTCATAGTACGCCGCCGCTCCGGCTATGTCGCCTGCTTTATCGAATATAACAGTCCCTGTATGCCCATCCTGCATGAGCTCTAAAGAGCGCTTAGTGTAGGCATAGCCATCTTTCCGTCTAAGCGGTATGTTATCAACGTTATCCACTAACTTCTTTAATAAAAGTGGTATATTAGCACACTTGGGTTTTACTTTCATATGCAGTCACCTACAGTCATTATCTTGCCCATAACGCCCTCGGCAGTCTCTAAGGCCTGATACGCATACGGAGTTGTAATACCCTTGGTTATGGGGTTAGGCAATTCATTTAGTAGCCTAAGACGGCCTGTGCCATGAACGACCAGATCATTGAAATCCACCTGGCCTGATCTTACTAAGTCTGCTCTTCTAGGCCCTATAGCGTTGTCTTGAAACTTAGTAGACCGTGTAGCCCACCAATCAGCATAGTTACCATCTATAGTGCCTGTCTGTAGGATCTTACGTGCAGGGCTCCTTATGTACCATTGCTCATAGAACTCGTCTGCTTCATCTACGTCTATTCCTAGCTCTCTCCATGTTTTCGTAATAGGTAGGTACATACATCTACAACGTGGGTGAAGGGGGCAAGGAGGACCACTATCAACAGTTTTGTAACGTCCGCCATCGAGCGCTGCACACCTAGGGCAGGTGCCGCGGCCAGTATTTGTATTACCGTTCTCCATAATAGCCGACCATTCAACGGTATTAATAATGTTCTTATTTGCATCATATACGTCCTTATGAGCCTTGGCGTTAGCTGATTGTATGTATGATTTCGTAACAGTCTCTATATTCTGCTTATTTCCTTTGTCTGATAGCATGTTGTCGTATCTGCCATTCAGATCTGACATAAGCTGTTTATAGCCTACGCCTCGTATCTGTGCTGCTGATACTTCTGCCTTTAATGCTGAGTTCTCTTCACGCATAGCGCTCCAGAGCCAATCGTCTAGGTACTTTCCACCTAGCTTCTCATCTTGGACCATACTGGATATCTGTGCTGCAGACCTTGATACGTTGTCATAGCCCTTTACATTGCCGTCCCACGATAATATTCTGTTAGTATCCTTATATGAGTAAGCACCAGCTTCTCCTGTGGCCTGAGCTACAGGTTTCGTGAGTTTGTCCGTAAGGACGCGTATCATCTTGTCAGCTTCTGTGTATACACGCTGGAGACGCTCTCTGGAAGGGTAGTTCTGATTCTTTGTAATAGCTTTCTGAATGTCCCTTGCAGTCTGCTTCTTCGCTGTATCATAATACCGTAGCAAGTCACGCACAGCCTTATCTTCAAAGCCGTCAATCTTCTGGCGTTGTTCGATAAACTGTGCGTGTTGGGCTTTAGTTTCTTTTTGCATGTAGTTCTCGCACTGACTTTATGTGGTTAGCCCATGCAATATATCTGACCAGCTCTGTGTGGTATACTTTCTTCATTATTCGTCACCAAATGATGAGCCAGCCATATCTGACATAGATATATCGTTTTGTTGCTCTTTCTCTATATCGTTCTCCATATCTTCCCACGTCATATGCTCATCAAATACACCACGTCTACGGAACTCAGTGAAGCAGCCCTGTGCAGATATAACGCCTTGCTCATGCGCACTGAGTATCTGGGCCAGCTCTTGAGGATCAGCAACACCGAAATTATACTCCTTGTTTACTGATAGTCCGTTATCTGGCCATGTTTGTTGCATAAGCATGCCCATTATGTACATAGCCTTGTTTAGCACTGATTCGAACTCGGTGGCCCACGTACCAAGGGAACTGTTAGACTCGGCAGACGTTAGTGCCTTTTCTGTGGCAGTCATGTTACCAGCACGAGGTACTAATTGCTGTAGGCCGTATAATGCCATTTTAGCCTCTGTCTCTGTAAGGTCAGATTGGCCTGCTGAAATACTAGAACCTGTCATTTCTACTGTATGCAGCTCTGCATTATCATCATCGCTGTTGATTAGCTGCCTGCCCATAGGCAATATGTTAATGTCACCAAGGTTCTTTCCGAAATACAGAGGAAATCTACAATAAGACAGGTAGTTGTCTTGATCGCTGCTGGATCTCCAATGCTTGGCATTAAGGTCAGCTAAATCCATTATAGGGGTCTCACCGGTTAGCATGGTTGACTCTTCACCAGGAATGAATGATACGAATGGAATGATGCCAATGTCAAATGAGCCTTCCTCTGAAAGTACATATGTGCCTTTGTCATCCTCTTCGTGAATCTCCCAGTAGTCAATACCTATAACCCTGATTCGATTAACTGTTTTGCTTGAATATTTGCCAGTTATCCTTTCGGTAGTCTCCTTAATACGTACCTGAATTAAGAATCCGCTCTCGTCTACTAGTCCACCAAGGATGTCTTTGCCTTTAATCTCTCGCATGTAAGGGCGTACGCCTTGTGCCTTCTCATCAGCTACTGTCTGCACTGAATCGTCCTTTTGAGGCATATCAATCAAAATGTGCCTAACGCCCTCTCCAATACCGCTTACGAATACTCGCTTTGCGAATACGTCCAATGTATTGCCTGCGGTATCAATCTCTTTAACCCATTCATTAAAAGCACTAGTGCCGTCACTTAATATGATATCGCTCTGAAACACTTGGCCGGCAAGGAACGTGGACGTCTTCCTGAAAGCGTTCAGCAATGTGCTAGAATCCAGCCTACGGGTGTAATTGATATCGCTCTCTAGGGTGTGAGGGAACAAGAATGCTTTTCCTGCTGCTCTCATTCCTCTAGTGCCTTTAAGCAACGCCCTAGGGAGTAGGCTGTCTTTTATCCACAATGCTGCTGCCGGGCTTATCTTCTGTACGTCTTGTTCCATGTCAAATCTCCATAGAGGTGGTTGTTATCTTTTTAATTGGGTGTAAAAAGGCTATAGGGTAGGTGCCTGCATCTGTCATATCATCAAACTTACCTGCTCCTTTCTCAGGTAGGCCGTTATTGTCATATACCTGTTGCTCTAGGGCGTCTCCATAGTTAGGGCATGCGTCTTTGTTAATAAACAGCATACGCTCACCAAGACCGTTACAGAACATCTTGTTAGTGGCCATTACTCGGTCTTTGATGTTAGGGTTCTTTTTAAGAGATTTGACTGCAAATCCTGCTTGACGCAATGTAGCAATATCGCTGATTGTGGCGTTGACTGATTTCCTAGATGATCCACTGGCATCTGGGTACACCGTAATTGAATGTGTTGGGTACCGCTCTTTAAGGACTCTAATTGTGTCCGGTGTATCGTATGAATTATAAACTTCGTCCACAGCGTGTAGCTGGTCACCGCGATGAACGTAAACAATAGCACAACCGCGACCGACATTAAAGTCCATTCCCACCAAGAGGTTGTCTGTTTTTGTAGCTTTAGCATTTGAGTTGTTTAGCTCCCTATCGTATTCGTTCCATACTGGCATTGCCACTAAGTTAACGAACTCCCCATTAATATAAGCCTCAATTAACTGTGAAGGGTAATTCGCTTTTAATTCATCAATGTAGTCGTCTGGAAGGTTATGGGCATTGGAGTACGTACTCATTTGTATGAGTTCGCTACCTGGTACGGGGTTTTTCTTGAATAGCTCATAAGTGGCCTTAAAGCCTTCTGGTGTCGTTGTGACGTACATCTGGTTAGTTTTACCAGCCTTCTGCCTACATCTAGCCTTTGCCTTACGCCACGACTCAAGGGCTTTGTCCGTGTTCAGTACGTCCAATTCGTCAAGGAACGCATCCAGTACCTCAAAACCGATTATACGGTGTGGATGTTCCATAGAGCGACAGAAGATGGAGCCGTATCCATGAACGTGTATGGTGTTCTCACTGCGGTTGATCTTATGGCTAATTCCCTGTGCATTGAGGTATGTCTCAATTTTGGGATACCAAATGTCCTTAATCAGAGGGATAGTCGGCGCAAGGTAGAGCATGTTGAAACCAGGATGCTCTTGCATGGTGGAGATCATTCTGAACATTCCCACCTCTGTCTTGCCTGATCCAAAACCTGCCACTGCAGCTATGGACTTGGCTTTAGACATCATAAACCTGCTCTGTGGCTCACTCAGATGAACTGGCATCTTCTTCTTCCTTGTAGTCCTTATGCAGGATAAATTGTACGCCAGCACCCACTTGAGGTATGGTAGTAGAGCCATCTGCCTCTGATTGTAGTTTTAGCAGTTGCATTAGCTCTTTGGCTTCTTTTGTTGTTATTCGTCCTTTAGACAACGCGGCTAGAACCTCTTTTGTGCTCTCTGCTTCCACGACTTTTATGTCATCAGCAGCATCCACCATATTGGATATACGTGCAAATGCATAGTTTAGCCACACGTTGCTTTTGCTAGAGAACTCGCCTGTCCCCTTAAGGACGCCTTCTAGCTCATCCAACAGCACCTCTGCGTTGTCCTCTATGAATTTCTTTCGTATTTCATTTGCGTCCATTTTATTCCTCTTTATTTATTCCACAGTTTATTATATCATGGATATTCAAAATATTCAATGATTCTAATATATATATTTTATTCAATATTCTATAATTTACTCTATGGTATTGATATTATTATATATTTTTAAAAATATTAATAAATATATATATTAGAGAATATGAATATTTTGAATACCTCCCAATCTATCGGCCTTTTAAATATTTAGGATTGAGCATAATCGTAATACCTTTGATCTTTACATACCCTAAATCAATAAGCATGTCCAATCCCTCATCCAACATATCAGTATCAGTCGTTTGTCTCGTATAATTAACAGCTCGTTGGTAGTGGCTCATTGGCATACCATCCAAAGATCCCTGTATATTACTTTTTGAGGTCAGAGCACTTAGTATTTTAGTTGCACCTGTTACACGAGTACTGTGGACTTTAAGAGCATTTTCTGATTTCTTCTTTTTAACTAAATATTTAGTAAATGCACCTACACAATTAAACATTTTTCTGTTCATTTTGTGCTCTGGATTCTGGAAAAATGTGTTATGATTCTCATATGCATATATGGATCCAGACATAATATAGGCCATGGTGCCTGTCTTATTAAGGACTTCTTGTAGCCCTTCATTTTCTTCGCCTTCTGCATATTTATGCCAGTACTCATTAAACAAATTATTATACTCATCCCTGAGGACATCAGATACTGCAATCTTTGTGGTGGGTTTTATTAACTGAGGTGATTCGAGATCGTCTGTATCGTAGTGAAAATCGTGGGATTGGTCATCAAACATTATCAATGACTTTGTAATATCCCAGTATTCTTTCATATTTCTGGTATCTACAGTATCATTGCTTTGAGTCTTTTTAGACTTAGCATACTGGCCTTTGTGCCAATAAATAGGCAATATACGGGCTCTCATGCCTGAGGAATTAATATCTTTATTAGCTAAGAATTGTGATTCATAAATATCTTGTTGTACAAATATCATACAAGATATGACAGGCCTAAATTCTATTGGCTTAGAATTACCTTTTCTGTCATTTCTATACATACTACCGGACATACCGCGAAGAGCAAAATCAGTAGCATTAGCTGATCCACTGTATCGTTTTGTCCACGATTTTATAATTCCCTGGCCTTCT